TGATGCTTACAAGGCTGCTAATGCTGCTGCTGCTGCTGCTTATCAAGCTGCTTGTGATGCTGCTTATGATGCTGCTTATGATGCTTATGCTGATGCTTATCCAGCTGAACTGAATAAAACAAAGGAAACAAACCAATGACTAAGCTAGAAGAACTCAAGGCTGCTCGTGATGCTGCTGATGCTGCTTATGCTGCTTATCAAGCTGCTTGTGATGTTGCTTATGATGCTGCTTATGATGCTTATCAAGCTGCTTGTGATGCTGCTTATGATGTTTATCAAGCTGAACTGAACAAGGAGAACACCAATGACTAAGCTAGAAGAACTAAAAGCTGCCTCTGATGCTGCTTATGATGCTGCTTATGATGCTGCTCTTGCTGCTCGTGATGCTGCTGATGATGCTGCTAATGCAGCCTATGCTGCTGCCTGTGATGCTTATGCTACTAATGCTGCTGCTCGTGATGCTTATCAAGCTGAACTGAACAAGGGGACAAACTAATGACTAAACGTATTCCCATGAAGGGTGGTGACGAGTACGACGGCCTAACTAAAGCACGTAAGTTTTACATGTGGAAGGCTGGTCAACTAAAGAGAATCAAACGTGCTTACAATAAGAGATTTCGTAAACAAGGTAAGGATATAACAGAATGATACCAGCAGTGTGGACCTTCGCAATTATGTACAGCCTCGGTGCTCTGCTTTACCTGAGTATCCTAGAATCCACAGACGAGGCTGACCCACACAGTGATGTACGTTTAGCCTTGCTTTGGCCTTACATTGCAGTTAGAGTTTTGATAGAGAGACTACTGTATGGATCGGAGGATGATACATTATGAGATGCTACATCTGCAACGCAATGACGCAAGGCACGGAGATATACTGGGAAGAAACCACACAGTCGTGGTCCCCATGTCCTAAGTGCAATGCACTAATCAAGGAGGCACAAGAGATTGCCCTATTCGATGGACTACGAACACAAGAAACACCAGTCATGCCGAAGTTGCGGGAGCAGTGACGGCCTGTACCCATACGAAGATGGTAGCTACTGTCACGTATGTAAAACTAAAACATTCAACGACGACGAGGAGGAGGACAACATGACACAGCCACACCTTACTACGGTTAAACCTTTGCCACCTGTTACTGGTGTACCTGCGGCAATCCCTACCCGTGGTTTAACCAAGGCTGTGGCTGAGAAGTACAAGGCACTGACATCAGGTGATAAGGTTAGCCTGATCTACACACTAGAAGGCAAGCCAACAGGCTTTAAGGAGAGAGGACTAAAGGAAAAGACTTTCAAGTTCAACGGTAATGCACAGGCTGATCTGTTTGGACAGGCTGCGTTCTCTAAGGGTGGTAAGTCAGTGACCCTCACAGAGGGTGAGTTCGATGCAATGGCAGCATACCAAATGATGTTCATGTCTGAGCCTTGTGTGTCTGTCATTAACGGTGCATCAGGTGCAGTCAAGGATTGCAAACGTAACTACGAATGGCTTGATAGCTTCGAGAAGATCAACATCTGCTTTGATAGTGACAAGGCTGGACAGGATGCAGCTGTAGCTGTTGCTGAGTTGTTTGATCCTCGCAAGGTACGCCTAGTTAAGATGGTACTCAATGACCCTAATGACTTCATCAAGCAGGGCCGTGAACGTGAGTTCATCGACAGTCACCGTAAGGCTGGACCCTTCACACCTGATGGTATCCTGTCTGGTAACGATCTCTATGAGTTAGTAAGCACACCACCACAGTTTGATTCAGTACCTTACCCTTTCACTGGCCTTAACAAGATGACCAAGGGTTTACGTACAGGTGAGCTAGTTACCTTCGTAGCTGGCACTGGGGTCGGCAAGACACAAGTCATGAGAGAGATCCTCTACCACCTGATACAGCAAGACAAGGGCCACGTTGGTACGTTGTTCCTAGAAGAACCAGTAAGAGACACAGGCCTAGGCATGATGTCCATCCACGCAGACAAGATGCTGCACCTACCAGATACACAGTACACTAAGGAAGAATTCGATGACGCATACAATGCAACTCTTGGCAGCAGTCGTGTCTATCTCTATGATAGTTTCGGCAGCAATTCTGTTGAACGTATTGTTAGCATGGTTCGTTATCTTTCTCGTTCATGTGACTGCAAGTACATCATCCTTGATCACATTAGTATCGTAGTTAGTGACCATGCAAAGGATGAACGTAAGGCCTTGGACGAGATCGTCACTAAGCTAAAGACTTTAACCATTGAGCTAGGTATCTGCCTGATCATGGTGTCACACCTTAGCCGTGATAAGAACAAGAAGTCACCAGAAGAGGGTGGTGTCATTGGCTTACACGACATACGAGGCACTGCTGGTATTGCCCAGCTGTCTAACATGATCATAGCCTTGGAACGTAACACTCAGGCAGAGGATGAGTTAGAACGTAACACCACCAGAGTACGGGTGGTCAAGAACAGGTTCACTGGCGAGACAGGGGTAGCAGACAGCATACTCTACTCACGTCACACTGGACGCCTAACAAGCTACGAAGGATAGAAACAATGGAAGTAGTCTTTGACTTAGAGGCAGACAGCCTTGACCCTACCAAGATCCACGTTCTCGTGGCTAAGGAGATAGGTGTCAAAGGCAACTACATTATCACTGGGCCTAAGGCCTTTGCTAAGTTCGCATCTAAGGTTACCAAGTGGATTGCTCACAACGGTATCGGGTTTGACATCCCAGTTGTTAAGAAGTTGTGGGGCTACGAGATTCCCTTAGCTAACACAGTAGATACCTTGGTACTGTCTCGTCTGTTTGATCCACAGCGTAAGGGTGGACACAGCCTCAAGGCATGGGGTGAGAGACTAGGTGACTTCAAGGATGACTACACTGGTGGCTTTGAAGTATACACTGAAGAGATGAAGGCCTACTGTAAGCAAGATGTTAAGGTTACTGAGTTACTTTACCAACACCTTATGAAAGAAGGTAAAGCATTTAGTCAGGCATCTATCAACCTAGAGCACATGGTCCACGCCATCATGTGTGAACAAGAGAGCAATGGATTTGCACTTGACATTGATCTTGCTCAAGAGATCTACACTGTGTGTTTGAAGGAGACACTACGAATTGAGACAGAGATCAAAGAGTTCATGGTTCCTATTGCTGTGCCTGTCAAAGAGGTGACTATCAAACGTAAGAAGGACGGTGCCATCTTTGCTAACCAACTACTAGAAGGATGTAATGTACAGGGTGACTACACCAAGATCATGTGGGAAGAGTTCAACCTTGGGTCACCTACACAGATCAACAAACGTCTAGACAGGCTAGGCTGGAAGCCAACAGTTAAAACAAAGTCAGGAGAGAGCTATAAAATTTGCCCAGAAAATTTAGCAACCATCCCTGATGATGCACCTCAGGCAGTCAAAGGCTTGAAGGCATGGAAGGTACTAGAGACACGTTGGAAGCTTGCTCAGGAGTGGCTAGAGAAATCACAGGGCGATGGTAGGGTACACGGCACAGTGATCACCACAGGGGCTGTCACACACCGTGCAGCACATCGTGGTCCTAACATGGCTAACATCCCATCAGTACCTCACGGTAAGGAAGGTATCTTGTGGAAGATGGAGGGCATGTACGCAGCTGAGTGTCGTCAGGTGTTCAAGGTACCAGAGGGTAAGTTGTTAGTTGGTACGGATGCAGCTGGTATTCAGCTACGTGTACTGGCTCACTACATGAACGATCCAGTGTACACTGAGCAAGTTATCGACGGAGACATACACACGTTCAACATGAATGCGTTAGGTCGTCACTGTAAGGACAGACCAACAGCTAAGACATTCATCTACGCCTTCCTACTAGGGGCAGGTGTTGGTAAGATTGCTGAGATCTTAGGATGTAATGGTGGTCAGGCTAACGTAGCCATGAAGAACTTCTACGAGGCACTACCCACACTCAAGAGACTAAAGAGTGAGGCGTCCCGTGCTGCCAGTATGGGTTGGATGAAGGGTCTTGATGGCCGCATCCTACGTATTGGTAGTGATCACCTTGCCCTGTCTGTTTACCTACAGGGTGGAGAAACTGTAATCATGAGGCTTGCTAATGTGTTCTGGCAACGTCAAGCTAAGAAGGAAGGTATCAACTTTAAACAGTGTGCATGGGTACACGATGAATGGCAGACAGAAGTAGACGAACACCAAGCTCAGAGACTAGGAGAGATACAAGTCCAGTCGATCATAGATGCTGGTGCTTTCTTTAAACTTAACTGCCCAATGGACGGTGAAGCAAAAATAGGTAACAACTGGCTAGAAACCCATTGACACTACATGAAGTATAGACTATCATATTCAAACAGACCAACCATAAAGGAAATCAAATGGCTGATAAGAAAATCGTACTAAAGAACGTAGAAGTTTGCTGGGCTAAGTTGCAAGAGCCTGACACCAAGTACTTGTCAGAAGAGATGGAGTACTCAGTAGCCATCAAGATGAACGAACAGCTTGCTAACCTCATGTCTGACTACAAACTGAACAAGAAAGTTAAGTCAGGTAAGGATTCAACATTCGATGGTGGTGAGTTCATCTCTATTGCCCTTGCTGAGAAGACAACAGGTGGCTGGACACGGTTCGGTGAGGTGTATGACACAGCTGGTAACCCTTCTGAGGCACTGCTCGGTAACGGTTCCAAGGTTAACATGTTCGTTACCATTGGTGACAGCAGCTACGGTAACATCATTAAGCTAGGTCACCTGTCTGACATGAACCGAGACAGCATGGAGATGTTCTTTGACTTCTGTCAGATTCAAGAGTTGGTAGACTTCGAGGCACCTAGTGCAGTGATCCGATCCAATGCTGTTAATGCTGCGGTAGATGCTGCCCCTGCTGAAGAAATGTCTATCGAATTTTAAGGAGAACCCCTATGACTAAAGGCATTGATACCCTGATCGAAGATGTCTACGCAGTACTCACTGATGGGTACGACAAGACAGAAGAAAACGATAAGGCTATTGATGCCTTTGGTGAAGGCCTGAAAGACTTGCTCAGGTCACGGTTAACTCCCCGCAAGGGGGGTAACTTCTACCTCCGACTATCAGCCCTAGGCAAACCCTCCCGTCAGCTTTGGTACGATAGCAAGGGGTATAGCAAGGAAGCCCTGAGTGGTGACAAACTTCTAAAGTTTCTCTACGGTGACATCATCGAAGAGATCCTCCTAACTTTAGCTAAGTTGTCAGGACATAACGTCACTCAGGAACAGGCACAGGTTAAGGTGGCAGGGATTACGGGACACATGGACGCAGTCATTGACGGTCATGTAGTCGATGTTAAGTCTGCTTCCCCTTTTGCTTATAAGAAGTTTGCTAACGGTAGCCTACCACTTGACGATCCCTTTGGATACCTCCAGCAGATCTCAGCATACAGTGAGGGTGTACCCAACAATAAGGGTGTAGCTTTCTGGGCTATGAACAAAGTAAACGGTGAGACTACTCTTTACCAACCATCAAAGGATGTGTTGCCTGATACTCAGGACAGGGTAGACGAGCTAAAGGTAGCCCTAGCCTCTGAGGAACCACCAGAACGGTGCTACCCAGATGTCTTAGACATTAAGACAGGCAACCGTAAGCTGGCTACAGGCTGTGTGTTCTGTGACTTTAAGAAAGTATGCTGGTCAGATGCTAATGATGGGGAAGGGTTGAAGGGTTACAAGTATGCAGCCATGCCATTCCCTCTGTACTTAACGGAGACAGTCAAGGCTCCACGAGTAGATGAGATAGACATTGCCTAAGAAACTGAGCATAAGACAGAAAGCAATCGAGGCTGGCTACCGATCTGGCCTTGAAGAAGATACTGCTGAGATGTTAACGAAGATGAAGGTACCCTACACTTACGAGAAGACTAAGATCAAGTGGGAAGACTTCATGATCAGGACATACACCCCTGACTTTGTACTTCACAACGGTATCATAATTGAAACAAAGGGAAGGTTCAGAGCTGGGGACAGGCGTAAGCACCTAGAAATACGGAAACAGTACGGAGATAAGTACGATATTCGGTTTGTCTTCAGCTACAGTAGGTCAAAACTATCCAGAGGTGCCAAGTCCACGTATGGTGAATGGTGTACGAAGAATGGTTTCCTCTATGCTGACAAGACAATACCCAAGGAATGGTTAGATGAATGAAGAACTAATGTTACGAATAGCTGAGAGGTTCAGCATCGAAGAACTAGCAGAGGCTGCACTGGTGACACCCTTCATGTTTATACAAGCATTTGAGGATGAAGTACTGGACAACCTAGCCCGTCTGTCTGACATAGACCACGGCTTTACAATCGAAGAGGAAGATACAGATGGACTTTAAAGAATACCAACTCAAGGCTGTTAGCTACGCAGTCTACCCTGCTACACACAAGGTACTCTACCCGACCTTAGGTCTGTGTGGTGAGGCTGGCGAGGTGGCTGAGAAAGTTAAGAAGCAAGTACGGGATGGGGTGTTTAGTCGACACGAGACAGCCAAAGAGTTAGGTGATGTGTTGTGGTACCTAGCTAACCTAGCTAACGATCTAGGCTACAGCCTTAACGAGATTGCATCTAACAACATTGAGAAACTAGACAGCCGTAAGGTACGAGGTGTCATCAAAGGCTCAGGAGATAACCGATGAGTTGGTTCTGGAGATACGTTAACTTCCTAGCTACATGGCGGGAACATCGTAAGGCAATCAAGCAACTGAACATGTTGACAGACAAAGAACTAAACGACATAGGCTTGAGTCGATCAGACATTGACCGAATGGTCTGGCTTAAAGAAGATAAAGATAACCGAGGACGGGAAATTAAATGAACAACAACTACCTACCAACAGACTATCAGTCATTCATCCACAAGTCACGGTATGCTAAGTACCATGAAGGCTCAGGTCGTGAGTCATGGGATGATACAGTCACACGTTTCTCAGTGAACGTGATCCGTGACATGGTTG